CCCTTGTAAGCTTTAACAAGATCTTCCGCCGCATCTGGATCAGTATTCGCCAACGCGGCAGATACCTTGCTGATGGCCGCACCAATCCTCTTGTTCATCCTATCAGTCGCGGCTGGCTGGCTAAGACCATCCTCCAAACCTTGAGCGTGTTGAGTTTCAATTAAACTCTTAACTGTATCTTCTCTTAACTGCACATTATACGGATCAGCTATCATCGCGTCAATTTTCTCGTTCTCCAAAGCGATTGCGCTTTCCCTCTTAAACTTCTTCATCTCAGTTGCGGCATGATTGCCAGCATTAACCGCGTCATAAGCAAACTGTCTAATCGTTTCCTTTCTATAAGCCTCCTTCGCAACAGGACTGGTTAGTGAGTCCTCGCCGGCCTGTCTCGCTTTTTCCAGTGCTGCAATATGATCGTTTAGTTTCGCTTGCGGTTGATCGCCTGACAATAAACGAAACTGGTTATCAAGATCGCCGCGAGCCTTGAAATTTGCTGCGGCTGCATTATCTACATTAGCAGAGTTCTTAAATTGCTGAATATAAATGCGATCAGTAGCAAGAGTTTCTCCCGCCTTCTCAATCGCATCACCAAAGCCCGCCTCGGCCTGTCCAACAGTAACCCCGAACGCCGCCGGAGTTGTTGGCACATTCATGTAGGGCGTTCCCTGTTGGGAGACCCCGACCTTCGGTGCTGCTTCGTAAGGAACCTGTGGCATTACATCACTATCGGGTTTTGAGGAACGTTGAGGCCAGTACCGGCCATCTTAGTCCACTTATCAGAGATACCACTCGCGCCGCTTAGGATCGTCGAGGCGACATTGAACTGAGTGGCTGTTGCCGTGTTTCGCGCCGCTGCGGTTTGTATTGCCGACTCCGCTTGAAATCCCATTGCCTGAGTTCGATATCCGTAGGCCGTCTTGGCCGCGTTTGCCCTCGTCACCGCAACATCTTCCGCGCCGACCTCGGCCCGCGAGGCTCGGATATCAACCGCGGAGCCCTTGTTCACATCGAGACCACTCGCGGCCTGTTGAGTCTTTTCCGTACCAATATCATACCTCGTTTGCATCCCAACAGTCTGTGCCTGAGTCTCCCCGACCTTACCCGCATAGATCGCGTTCTTATTCGCGATATCCTGATTGATCGCCGCGACCTGAGCCTTGTAGTTATACATGGCCTCTTCGCCAGCGCCGGCTTGCATCTTGCCATAGGCACTGACAGCAGTCCCAACTGCCATGATCCCTAGTGTTACCGGGTCAGCCATCAGGCACTCCTCAATTCAAAGTCGATGAAGCCATCGTGCCGGGCACCAAGGCGCACTCCGAGCCATTTCAACCAGCGCTTTGACCGCTCTTCGCGCTCGACAACATGGCCAACTATCCTCGGATAAATCTTCAGCATCTTCTTGACTTCCATCTGCGAATGGCGGACGAAGGTGAACTGATGTTTATCGACGAGATCATTCACGAGCAACCACAGATAGGCCCTATCATTAAGGATCGTCGGGGCAATAAGGCCCCAAATGCAGACTGGTACTCCGTCCGAAAAGCCCGCCCACACGAAGATCGAGCGCCGGAAATAAAGCTGCACCATCTTTATTTCATCTTTCTTTCCAGCATAAACGCTTCGCTTGATGACCGCCGCAAGGTCGTCCTCTGTTGCGGAAAGAACCTGAACTGTCATTTGGCTGTGTCTCCTTGAGTTATCTCAGGGATCACACCAAGAACAGTGGCCGGCAAGGGATCGTCGACCTGTATGCAAATTTGCCCTGGAACATCCCACAGCGGGTCCATGACAATACGAGCGTCGCCGGTCAAAAGCGGGATCACTCCGTTAAGCGGGATAGTCTCAGTGAGTTGCTTGATCGGGATCACTGTGGCAAAGGTCCGTCCGGCCTTCAGCCCCCTCGTATTCGCGGCGCGAACAGTCAGGGCGTTGATCTTCTTGCGCTTACCTTGTATTGTCGGCTCGCCTACATCAAGGTACATCGTTTGGAGTTGGGCCTGGAAAGCCAAGCCCGCCACGACCTTCGTTGCTGGTTGCGCCAGTGTAATCACTCCACCACTAACGACCTGTGGTGCTATCACGCTTCCGTCCGCGAGGATCGAGACGGTCTGACCATTAAGGTAATCAAGGCCGGTAAAGGTCAACGAAGGCTTGGTCAAAGACCAACTGCCGGAGGCCGCCGGGAGCGGTGTCTTATTCGGATCGTTCGCGAGGGTCGCGGTGATTGGCTGAGTGATATTGCCCTGTACAACTGTTGGACTCACGTAGACCGTGATCGTCGCTATCCCGCCACCAACCCGTAGGACACTCCCAACACTTCCCGCCGAGAACACGTTCTGATCGGCAGTGAAGGTCGCGAGGCCAGTACTCGCGCTCACGGTGAGATTGGCCGCCGGGGTTGGCATGATCGACTGGATCGCACAGTCAACTGACCAAGCATCCTCTGCACCATATGGGAAGGCGCGATCTGCAAACCTTTCGATCATCTGAACCCATTGCCCACCGAGATATCGCTTCACGACAGTGTAGATCGCATCGACCTGGCCCTCAGTTATTGACGCCACGGACTGATACTGTCCAAGCGTATCATGCCGCGCCCACCCATAGATCTCCTGTTCCTTAACAAAGGTCAGGGATAGAATGGCTCCATCACTTGTAACAGCCCAAACAAGCTTGAAGGGCTCTTCCGCGTAGGCCCACTCTTTAAGCTGACGACCGAGGAAAAGATGGTTTGACAGAATGGAAATATCCTGGCCTGTATAGATATTAACATAGAAATTATACGAAAGGTCTCGAACAATAGAACCTTTGGCCTGAACAAAAATGATATCGTAGTTAGCGACTATCGGTGGGAGTTCTGATGCGCCATTGTAGGCCTGTGGAACAGCGGTGGCGTTCGCCGGGGTGATACCAGTAGTTGAGGCGTTGCCCCCACCTGACACCTGCCATGCGCCCTTCGAGGTCAAGATCACAAGGCCGCCTGGCATTGGCAGCATTGATTTGATCGCATTGACCTGAAGGCTGATAAGAGCACCAGTAATTGCATCGTCAGGTTGGGTTGGATCGCTTAAATTGAAGTTATTGAACGCGCCTGGCTGACTCATCCAGAAGGTCTGGGGCTGCGAGTTTGATCCTCCGTACACCTGGCGCTGCTGGAAGTAGCAGGTCGTGCCGGGGTTGTTGCCTCCAGTGAATGGATTATCGACTATCGGCGGGGTCGTCGCGAAGTCTGGCACGATGTTCGAGTCAATGAAGGTCGTGCCGGTCGCGGAGCCAATAAAGCCGAAGGCCGCACCGGAAGGGACAGGACCGGCGAAGGATATCTCGGCCTTGTAAATATTATAGGAGACCGCCCCGGTCGCCGCGACCCAGGTGAGTGTCACTGTTCCAGCAGTTGCACCGATATCAATCCCATTGACTATCGTCGCGGGAGGGGAGGACATTACGCTTTCCTGCCCACTATCGTCGATAGAGGTCACGACGTAAGCATAGTCAGTTGAACCAGCCGCGCCTGTGATAGCAGCGGCAACACCGCTCGGCGGAAGAACAGTGGTTCCAAACACAATCGTGGAGAACACCCAATTCGTCGGACTAATAAGACTCAGCGTCGTCGGTGGATAGTTTGGATGCACAAACGTCATCACACTCGCACTTTGCGTGAACTTCAACAACGCCAAGTCCGCCGCGGCGTAGGGCGAGGCAAGCTTGTAAACCCGCGAGGCCGTTCCGCCGGAGGTATAGATGCCAAAGCTTCCAGCGTTGATCGGCACCCCGTTTACATCTGACAGCGTGACCGTCGCGCCGGAAACGCTCACGAGGTAATAGCGCCCGTTATAGCCTGTCGCCCCGTTGATACCCTGAACGAAGATCCAGTCGCCATCGACGAAGTTGTTGCCGGTGACGGTGAGTTGCCCTGGACTGCTCGCCGTTGCACCAGTAATCGCGAAGCCGGACTCGAGGACTGACGTCCCGTTGTTAATGAACCTCACATAGAAATCACCAAACTCGAGCATATAAGAGGTGATCGTGGAATATTGAAATGGAATAAGTCGGACCGGCTTATTCGAGATCAGGGCCTGAATGATGAACTTTGAGCCCTGCCGGGTCGATGCCCCTGATCGGTAATCAACGAAGAAGTTCCGCAGAACCGCCGCGCCTGAGTGATACTTACTCAGATCCGTGCGCGCGAATATACTCGGGGCTAATTCCCCTGCCGCGAAAGAGGTCTGGATGCGGTTCTCAGACAATGAGCCATATCTCCCGGTTGCCGGTGGGTATGTATCAGTATAGTGTTAGCATCGGTCCCCAATCAAACATATTGTTTGGGGAGTATCCGTCACCGGAATAAGCTATCCCGCGCTGCCGAATGAAGTCCGGCGTAACGTCGTTCACAGTCAGGCCTTCGTTCCCATCACCCTGTCTCGCAAGAGTGATATACCCATTGGCCTCGACCAGCTTCTGATTAGCGAGGCCTTTGTCGCCTATCAACGCCATGATAAGCCGGGCTGCAAGACCCGCGACGAGGGCCTGTTGAAACTGCGAGTCCCAAATGTCAGGGTTAATTACCTGCTTCACATAGCACAGAATGGCCTGTTCCTGCGAGGTCAAGATGACCTTAGTGTCGGCCCCGCCAACAGCGGGAACGCCATCAGTGATCTGGTCTATCGCGATCCTGAACTTGACCGGCGGGCCGTTCCAGAAACTCACCGCGCTACCCGTCACCGCTGTCGTAATCGGGACACCTGAGGTGAAGCCCGTTGCGAACTGTGGAACGATCCATAGGGCGCGCAAGCAATCGCTTGGATACTCGTATTCGTAGGCCCATCCCGGCGGTGGGATGCCCTTGGACCAAACCGCCGGGCTTGCAGTTGGGTTCTCTGGTGTACCGGGCGCTGCGCAAAGCAGGGTCAGGTTGGCATAGTTCGTTGCACAGCCCCACGGCGCCAAACGGAGAAGCTCATCCCGAAGCGGATCAAGCAAAAGGTTCACTTGGTTCGCTTCGTTCGAGGCCTCCGTCAGCGCCGCGATTTGCGAGCGTGTTCCGATAGCCGATAGCGCTCGGTTAGCAATATCGACTTCCGCGGTCATGACTTACCTCTGTGAGCCGTGAGGATGATGCTCATGCGAGATGCCGGCCTCGCCAATCTCGGCTTCTTTCGGCATTGGCGGTCCCTGCGTCCCGCTGTTACCCCAGTTCGTGCCTTTGAGGCCCGGTGAGGCGGCGTCGTGAATGTTCGTCGGACCTTGTGGCATGGCGTAGTTGTGAACGTCGTGCTTCACCGGCTGGCCGCCGCCAGTGGCGAGACCGCTGCTTCCATGCGACTCCTTGTGCGCTGGCCTGTCAGGGCCGAACTCGCTAAGAATATCCCTTGCCATGTTAGTGTTTCCCTTGTGAACCACAGTGATGAACCTCGCCCCCGGCCTTCGGGGCCTCATAGCCTCGACCTTTGAAGAGTTCCTTCTTCTCGAAGGCTACCGCAATTCCCTTCTGGGCAACGGTGGGCACATTAACTGCTTGCGCTTTTGGCTCGACCTTATGACTGGCCGGGCCACTCGAGTGTGCATGACCTTGTTTCATGTTCCCTTCTCCGATGTTATTTGCCTTGTGTGATCCCACCGATTGAGTGGGTCTTTTGCCATTTCACGCCGAACGACTTCGAAGGTTCCGCCGTCCGAATGAGACGCTGTAAGCAACTGTCGGTAGCGGTCGTCGCACCGTTCCATCTCTCGAAGGACGTACTGAGGAACTGGATGGCCGCGCTCCTCATACATATAGGCAATGTCGTGAAGGCAGTGCATATATGTGACGAACCGTCGCATCTTCTCCGGAATTTCAGACTCGGCATCAACCATGTAGTTGATAACCTTACTGAGCGACTCTCGGATCGTTTTCAACTCACGACCCATTCGCTCCAGACTAAGTTCGGACGAAGCTCTTTCTTCCATTACTTATTCCCTTTCTTCTTTTTCCTTAAAATGCCGGTCTTGGCATCAGCCTGATTGAACTCTCTCCCGACACTCTGCGGAACACCGACCCGGCGCGCTGCTGATGGATCGTGCGCGACCATTGCCATGAACCGAGCTTGCTTTCCAGATTTGCTTGGCATGGATCACCTCTTAATAATCATGTTGCGAGTTGAGGTGGGCTGGACGAGGGACATGGCACCGCCACCTCCGAGAAGAGCAGTTTGGTTGTCGTTGGCTACGCCATTGACGCTTCCGATAGTAAGACCCGTCGATGATGGCTGGATAATTCCAGCGGCCGGAGGTCCAGCAACATTGCTAATAACAGCATTTGTTCCGACGGACCCAACAGACACAGTTCCACTTTCAGTATGTGTATGTTGCGGGTCTTTCAAAAACACAGCGTGCTGATGCGATGGCATTTCAGCGTTCGTAAGCGTATGAGTTTGCGTTCCAAACATACCACTGACGCCAGAGAAGCCTGGCAGCCTGTTCGCCGCCGTTCCACCCATATTATCACTGCCAGCATAGACAACACCGCGACCATCAGGGATATTAAAGGTTGTGGAACCGTTGCCATTCCCGAAGGGGAAGGCCTGGAAAGCCGAGCCATTGGAAATTGCCGGGGCACTTATCGTGATGCTTGTAGGCGAGCTGACCGAAGCGACGGTGGTGCCCGGCGAGAAGGCCGCGCTCTCAACCGGCATACTGATATACATACCCAAAGTGGAGGAGATGCCAGTGACGGTAGTAAGGCCACTGGTTATTGTGCAAGCAAAGGTGGGGGCAATAGCCGCGAGTAGTGGACCGTCCCCTGCGCGGGTAACAGCCTGACCATATTCAAAGTACCAGCCGGACGGGGCGATAAGGCCAGCGAAAGGTGCTTCAAGTCCAGCTGGAAACGGTGCAATTCCAAGAAGGGCTTGCGCCGCCGCAATCGTTGAGGCCGCGACGACCGGCTGCATCGCTACGGAGATCGGAACAGTTCCAGGCGATGCAAGCGCCGCAATCGGATTACCGTTCGAGTCAAAAGCCAAGAACTGCCCTGCCCGCTGCGCGACTGGCGGAAGTGGATTAGGCGTCGGATCACTGACAGCAACGGCGAGGCCCCGTACGAAAACCTCGTTGATCTGTTGCAGTTGCATCAGCAAATTATCAAACTCGCTTTCAATGACCTGTTGATAGAGCGTCCCTTGATTGGCAAGCGAGACGGGCTGTGTTAGCGGAAGCACCCGCAAGATTGTTAGGAACGTGCCAGCAACAATAGGTGAACCCGTCAGAGGGTAATTGACCGTTCCGCCGCTGCCAGTTGGGTTCGGTGAAAGCGGTGGGTTGAGAACGACTGAATACTGTGCGGGCGAAAGAAGGGTCTGAATACCAGACAGATCAGTGTAATAAACTTGAAGATCACTGGCCGCGACGCCGGGGAACGGGAAGTTGAAAGCCGTCGTAGACCCATTGCCCTGATAGATGATCTTGCTTAAGGTCGATGAAACTGTCATTTTTCAGTTCCTTATCTAACGCGCCGGGCCGACAGTAGGCCGTAAGCTGTGCAGCCCGCCGTTGCAAAACCAGCAAGGACAACGCCATGAACTGTCGTTGATCCGTTTGAAGAAATTCTGACAGGACCAACATTCTGCGTTACATCACCAATAGACCCAATCGTTTGACCCATCCACGATTGCTGAGTAGCAGACCCCGGTGTGTAGTCCATTGTGTTTAGTGTTGCAGAAATAGATGATTGAAGAAAAGTTACGGTCGTTGTGGTTGCCGCACGGAATGATACAGAGAACCGAACATCCCAATCACCAGCCGGAAGAATGATTGAAGTAACATCTTTCGCGGCCGCGCTTGTCAGTGTCGTACCGGGCGCGGCTATGGACGAGGGAACATACTCACCGATAATACCCGCCGCCGCAGCGCTTCCATCCGTCACGCCGAGCGCACCCGCGCGGAAACCGACCTGTCCGACATTGTTCTGATAAAGGCCCTCGACGTTGTTGGTGTTCACGGCCCAAATCGAAGGGTCTGCACCAAGCGAAGGGCCAGTTAAGGTAACGAGACCGGACGCGAATGGATGGCCTACAAGTGTTTGCCAGCCACCAAATATTGATGCGATACTTGGCGAGATGGAAGTTATAGCAGGGTAATTCTTTCCTCGAGCATAGCCACCAAAGCTGAAACTACAGTTCGTGCCAGTAATACTGTTTCCGGTCCCAGCGGCCCCACCTCCACCATTGTATATTGCATAATCAGAATTGTGAAATTCAGCGTTTTCCATCTGAACTTGTGAAAAGCTTGGGTCTTGAAGGAATAGACCAAAGGTATCAATACCAGTACTTACATCAGCGGCACCTGTGAAGTATAAATTGGACAGCTGCATGGTAGTGCCAGAAGCACCTGTATTCACCATTATACCAAAGATAGCATCATCAAACCCAAGATTAAGGCCTTGCAATAGGCTTGTAGTCCCTGGACTGGATGGGCCAGCTTCTTGATTAAAGCTGAGACCAATACGATAGCCAAAGGTGAAAAAGTTCGAAACGATCGGGTTGTCAACACGACCAAACCAGAAAGCCGTCGCCCAAGCCCCGGTCCAGGCGTTCCAAGCCCTGCTCTGCAAGCCAGTGAAATTAAGCCCAGTTCCCCAAAACGGAAAGAAGTGAACATTGTGGACTCGGATGACATCGAATTGCTGCGAGGCCTTAATTCCTTGAATTAGTGGGTTTCCGTACATTCCATCAATGACGGTACGCTCGCTGCCATCCATATAGATACCATGCGAGATGTTAGCCATCATTACGTTAGTGATCTTGATATCATTGCCACCATCATTGGCGAACGGAGCGCGATAACAGTGAATTCCCCAAGGATTTGCATCTGCACCAAAGGCGGCGGCGGTGTGTGTTCCGCTCTGTGTTCCAGAGGTAACAACAGCTGCAAAGCCTGGCGCTATGGCAATTTGAAATTGATCCGCTGTTAGTCCAGTAGGAAGAACGTAATAGGCTGTATCAGCAACGATCCCTGTTGGAAGAGCGCCGGTCGTTTCAAAGACTATAGCATTTCCGCTGTTTCTGTTGGAGCCGGGCCAATGAATGATTGCAGGATTGGCAATATCAATCGTCACCGTTCCTGTTGCTGGTGTAGGCTGGTTGGCGACGAACGCAAGGTCCCTTACCTGTCCACCAGAGGTTGTAAAGAGCAAGACTTCTGCCGCGACACCAACGCTAAAATCGGCATAGAGGCCATAGATGGGACCAGTGGCAGCCCAACCCGGCCCTTGAATGATGATAGGCTTGTTAATCGTAATATTGTTAGTGATACGACACGAGCCAGTCATAGCCGGAATATACAATATTCCACCAGTGATTGGCATGGCGGCAACTGCGGCACGCAAGGCGGCGGTGTTATCAGTCCCGTTTCCTGGCGAGTTGTTACTATCACAAACCCCGCCAAAGGTTCTAATATCGAAAAATGGAAGATTTCCAGAGCCTGGAAACGGAATTTCAGACCATACGCCAAGGGCAAGATTTGGCTGAAGGATAACAGCCCCGTACTTAGTGTTGATGACAATGCTGGTGCCACCTGAGATAGTCTCGCCCGCCACCGGAAGGATAGTGATAGTGTTAGTGTTGGAGGCAAGCCCGCCAATATCAACTATCGTGATTGGAAGGCCAAGATAGAGACCGGGAAGAACACCAGCCGAAACGAGTGGCGATTTCGCCTTTGGTAGCTGGATCGTCACAGGAGCGTTGACGTTGACGAGTACAAGGGTGGTATCGACGCTGATAGTCGTGGTCCCGCCGGTAGTGACGTTGACTACGTTGTCGTCAGGCGACTCAACCCACCCGACAGACGGGCCGAGGTATCGACGGACCTTCTGCCGAAACGTACCACCTTGATCGTAGTCGATCTGTGAGGTCATAGTGTTTCCCTCGTACCGCCACCTGGAATGAAGTTACCCCACTCATCCCTATCCCAATAGTCCCGAACTACCCGCATCTTGATATTGGGCGGCTGAGGCGGAATGGGTGGAATTGGAGGCGGGTTCTGTATTGCTAAGAGGTTAACCACGTCATCGACCCTCGCCGCTCGCCGTGGAGTGGCAACGCCAGTCCAATCGGTCTGGAAGAACGGCGGGCCGGAGACGACAGGCGGGGTGTGAAGCGGGAGAAGGTTGACGTAGATATCGGACTTGATCGGCTGACGAAGGGCCGCTGGCCGTGCCCAATCAGTCTGATTAAACGGAGCGACAACAACCACAACGGTCTGGATTGGACGCAGGTTGGCAAAGTCATCGACCCTGGCCTTAACCCGAGCAAACGCTGCGTTTTCCCACAGGTCCTGATTGAATGGGATAGCAGGGTTCGGTGCGAGTAATGGCAGCATATTCGCCGGTGCATCGGACTTCTGCGACAGCCGTGGTGGCTTAGCGTTCTCCCACAGGTTCTGATTAATTGGAAGAAACTGTGTAAGGGGTAATGAGGTTCCAATGGATACATCGGTGATCTTGAGTCGTGGCTTGGCCGCACCTTCCCAAAGGTCTTGATTGAAGGGCGTCGGAACGACGACGACTCCACGAAGGCCCATGAGATTAACAACGTCATCGACCTTCGCTGTCCTTGTAACCCTTCGCACCCGCTGCCAGTCGTGCATAGCAAACGGGCGAGATGGGTTCGGGGAGAAAAGTGGATTGCTGACATCGAAGGCTTCGGGCTGAGCCTTGATCTTCGGGTTCGCTGCAAGGTCCCAATCGGTCTGCGAGAATGGCCTCGGCGGATTTGGACTAAAGAGTGGATTGATAACGTCGAAAACTTCTGGAAGGGCCTTTACCTTAGCGGGCTTGGCTGCATCCCACAGGTCTTGATGAAACGGTTTAGTTACCACAGGTGCGGTGCGGATACCGCTTAGGACAGGCTCGCTCGTCGCAACGGTGCGCCTCTTCGCCGGATTATCCCACAAAGCCTGTACGAACGGACGAGATGGATTGGGCGTCAGCAGGGCATTGATCGTCGGGAATACATCGCTGATGGCCTTGCGCTTCGGCTGCGCTGCGAGGTCAGTGAACTGCTGAACGCTCAGCGTCTTAGGTTGGAGGTCTGGACCCCCACCTAATGGAAACTGGCCTAATGCGCCAAAGCCAAGCATTTACTTTGCCTTCGTTAAGGCGTCTAGACGTGCGCTTAGTTCTTGAATACTGGCGATCAGCAACGGGACGAGTTGACTATAATCAATGCCCTGATACTTTGGCTCCCCGTCCTTAGTCATCTCGTCCTTCTGTCCACTGACAGCCCAAGGGACGACGAGTTGAGCCTCATGTGCAATAAGGAACTGTGCTTTAGTTCCATCTCCATTAGTATAGTAACCATCGTAAGGTTTAAGCTCTGAAAGACTAGCGAGTGCATCAGAGATTGGCGTATAGTCTCGTTTTAGACGATAGTCCGAGGTCACGTTGTAAAGAACACCGCCAGTTCCTGAGTTATAACCGATATCAGCAATGAAAGCTCCAGCAAGCCTAAATATAACAATGCTAGTTCCATTAACGCTACCAGCTGCAATATTGCACTCTAAAGCCTGTGTGGAAGCTGGATTGTTACTACCAAAACTTCCAATTCCTCCAGCATACATATTGTTGGAGATACCAACACCACCAGTGACAACAAGCGCGCCTGTAGTAAATGAAGATGAAAGAGTACCAGACTCGATTGTCATATTATTTGGGGTACGAACAGTACCTGTGCCAGAGACTAAAGTAAGAGCGTTATTAAAGGCCCCGCCAATTAGCACACTACGGTCGCCTATCGCGCTGCCATTGACACCGTTGTTCTGAAAAGCAACCGCAGCTCCGTCATTTGCGTTTGTGTTTCCACCATTAACGACAACTATCGCCGTTCCTGTTCCTGGACCGAATTGTCCAAGTGTTCCACCGACGTGGAGGTCCTTCGCCACTCCCATACCGCCAGCAAGAACAATGGAGCCAGTCGCGGGGGTAGTGGAGTTAGTAGCGTCAGTGAAGGTGTTTGGCTGGCCGAGGTTCGCGATGTCCTCAGCGCGGGCTGCAAGCATGACCTGAGCGCCGCCCGACAAGCTGATCGCAGCGTTCGCGTTCGTCGATTTCGTAACTGTACGGGTGAGGGTAGTACCAGCGGCGGTGTAAGTGCCAGTGCCGATTTCGGAGTTAGCACCATCGAGAATGGAGTACGAGACTATATCGCCATTGGCTATGCCCGCAGCAGCGAACGAGAGGAACGGCGGTACGGCGGCACCGAGGGTTATAATCCCAGTGCCAATCGTAGCCGTGTACATACGCGCAAGGTCGAAGAGTTTAGCCACGGCTCGACCTTACATCGTCTCGTAGATAATGTGAGCGCCAATCGCTGCACCGGCAGTCGAGCCGGTAAACGACGATAGACTGGCAGCACCCGCCGGGGCCGTTGCGCTGAAGATACAGAAGCGGTCTGAGGTGTTGGCGTAGTTCGCCCGCACGATACCGCCGAAGGCGTTGAAGGTGAAGTTTTTCTTTGCTACCGAGGCCGAGTTCGAGCGAGTGGGTGGGGTCGTAGCGGCAACAGCGCCAACCGCCGGGCTGGTCAGGACACCTGCGTTGACGTTATCAGGGCCGTTCGAGTTTGGCGTTGCTAGCGCAGTCGGCGTAGCTGCCTTCGTCGAGTCAGGGGCTAGCAGCATGATGAGTGGAGCCGTTGAGGCCGCCTGACCGCCCATGTAGACTTCGTCGATGAAGTTCGTCTGTAGAGCGCTGCCACCTACGAGTTCCATCCAGCCGGCCGCAGGCATTGCCACGTTATCAGCCGTTCCCGCACCGGGGGTGATAGTAGCAACTTGGAAAGTGAAAACAGACATCGGGTGTCTCCTTTACTTGGTTAATCGTCGAAAGAGGTCGTCCAACTTCTTTCGTAGTGGAACGCAAGAGCCAGTTATTTTACGAGTAACAGCACAACGATCGCACAAGTAGGCGTCGTGTTCATAACACCATTCTCGCGCTCGCGAGCGGTTAGGATTGAGGATTATGTCATTGCCGCAGCAGTGGCAGACGACAATAGCCGACTCAAAGACCTGTCCCGCTCCAACGGCAGGGCCATCAAGCTTATTCGCCTTCAAGAACTCGGGCGTGATACCCGGCGAGTTCCGATGGTCGATCAAGACATAGGCTTCGTCGGAGCGTTTGGTTCTCATGGGCCGTTCGCCGGGAGTGACTCGATTGGGTGTTCGCCACGCTTCTTAGCCTCGGTCGAAAGCTTCGTGGCTTCGGGATCGAGTGGTTCCATCTCGGTAGTTGGCAGTCCAATGAAGATAATATCCCTCGGATAGGCAGCCTCCCGCTTCGTTGCGACGATGATCTCGCCGGGATAGTTGCAGTCGCCGGGATTATCCGGATCAAGGTACATCGGAACGGGATAAACCTTCCGCGCCTGTTTGCCGGTAGTCTGGTTCCATTCCTTTTGCTCCCACTCACAGGGCGGATCGGAGACCTTGAGATAGTGCTTTCCAGTCAGACGAAAACGAGCCATAAGGCCCTCCTATTGTGTTCCAGTGCAGATGTAACTGATCTTGTTCGACGCGGTCGAGGTCTGAGTGACCGTGATCGCAGTAGTGGACGTTGTCCATGACATAGCGGCCAAGGGACCAGTGGGCCAGGAAAGCACACAGGTCGGGGCCACGCCAAAGGCAGCGGCGAAGGTAATCGTACAGGTCGTTGAGGCGGTTCCGCCAACTGTCACGGTCCCGGCGAAGTCGGAGCCGGTAATAGCTGTACCAGCGGCTCCGCAGGACGTTACGGCCGGAGTCGCCCCGTTGTTAAGAATGTGATTGGAGAAGAACCCCGCCCCTGTGCTATTCCACCATAGCGGTCCACCATTGCCGGGCGTTAGCTGGACCTGATACTGCGCAAGGGCGAGGCCGGGCAAAGCCAGAAGGAATAACAGAACAAGGAAAAGACGTTTCATAGTGGTCTCCTAGAACTGTGCGTAGAAGATCATGATGGTAGTCGGACCTGTGCCGGTCGTGTTGAGACAGAGGTCGATCGGAACGCCTGAGGCGTTGACGGACGGGACTGGAAAGTGCGGGACCGCAACATGATCGACAAAGACCCCGTTAATACCAAGAACGATAGCGGGGATAAGCACGACGTTACCTGTGCCGCAGTTAACGCCTGTGCCATAGCTGACGATAGTGGATGAACCCGCAGCGCCAGCGTTGACGTCGATACCACAGATTTGAATTGCCGAGCCCGCCGCACCTGAGATGATCTTCGCGATCGAGGTCGCGCCCTGGTTAACCGAGTAGACCTTGTTGCAACCGAAGACGGCGGGTTGAGAGGCTGCTGGCACCGCCGATGCAAGTGCCAGAAGCAATGCCAGCAGAAGTCGTTTCATCATTGCACCTTATACCAAGAGAGAGTTGGCTGTGTCCATTGATACCTGACACAGGTTGCGGCGGCAAGGGTCGTAAGGGTAATTGCAGCGCCGGTTGGGACCAGCGTCTGACCGCTATTGGCGGCAACAGTCACGACGTTGGTAGCGAACGCCGAGTTTGTTCCATTGCAGATACCAACAACGCCACCGTCTATGACAGGGTTTGCTGGTAGTGTAATGGTCGCCGCTGCGGGCTGCGCTGTGATGATGAGATTACCACCATCAGTAATCGCAGCCTGTGCCGCCGTCGCACCGATAGTGAAGCTACCCGCGACCGAGGTTGCTACCACGGCAGCCGTACCGCCACGAACGATGTTCAAGCAAAGAAAGGCGCTTGTACCGCCAGGGCCTTGACCAGCGCTCCAGCACTCATTGCCGGTAACTTGGTTTTGGACTATAGGCTGAGCAAACGCCAGCGCGCCAAGTAGGAGGAGCCCTAAGGCCCCTCCCATTACTGTTGTGTGCTTGTTCATGGTGTACCTCAGTTCGCGATCACGATACCTGCGGGGTATCCACCGAGAACAGCATTGTTGGTGCTCTGATACATCTGGTCAAACCGATCGAGAATGATCTGGCCAGACAGTTTACCAGCACCATGAGAGCCCGCCGAAGTGTAGTTCAACTGAAGGAACCGTGGCACGGCTACGCCAGCCGGTGGGCGAGGCATATCCATATCATAGAGTCGAGTTCCAACAGTTAAGCCAGCTTCGGCATAGGTTGGACTGGTCCACCAGACGCTGAAGGCGTTCGGTGCACCAGAGCCGTTGTCGGTCGCGCCTGCAAGTGCAACGATCAGGCTGGTGCCACCAGTGAAGGCGGCCTGTACCTGAACGAGCAATTTCAGCGCGGGATCGTCGCCAATGCCCATATCGCGAGCGCCTTGAAGGTTGGCGAGGACCGGGATGCCCAACATATGGAGGTCCAAGATGTTGGTGCTGGTCTGGGCACCCGTCGTCGGCGAGTCAGTGCCGTCGGCGTTGCCAATGCCAGAAGCGGGAGTGACTCCGGTGAACCGGAGAAGGCCATCAATGATCATGTCAGATCCCTTTCAAGTTACCTGTGCCTCGTTGCTCAGGATCGCGTCGCAGGTCCTGATGGGGATGCCACGGAAGGTCGTGACGGGTTTGCCATCGAACTCCTCAATACGAAGGAGCACGTTGGTTTTGTTCATCGCCTGGAGATCGAGGTAGGTACGGAGAATACGGTTGCAGTAGATAGCCGTACGGCCCATATTCGCTCGGACTTCCGGGGCGTCTGAGGTCTGGATGGTCGTCGCAGACACCGGCGCGGTCGGCAGACGGTAGAGCGCACGAACCAACAGGTTGATCAGGTTCGCGGCTGAAACGCCCGTCAAGAGGCTCACGTCGATGTTCGCAACGCGAGCAACGTAACGCCAATCCCTCAGGACCAACCCGATTTCCCACTTGAAGTGGTCGCGGTAGGCCTGATAGGTATTGCCCGCCGAGTCGGTCACCGGCCACTCACCCATATCCCGGTGCTGTAGGCCAGTGATCTTCCCCTTCGGGAACGTGGCGTGACAGGTGTCGGCACCCCACACAGCGATCCACATTGAAGTGTTCGTGTTGGAGAGTCCGCCGCCGTCGAGCACATTCGCTGCGGTCTGCGCGTTCGCGAGGGTCTTGGTCGAGTAGCGCGGGGCAAAGCCAGTGAACCGTTCCGGGTTAGTCGACTGGTTGCCATAGATCAAGGTCGCGGCGATCTGTTGGCTCATCCCCTCGAGGAAGGCTTTCACTTCCGAAAGCCTGAACTCGGCGGTATTGCCGTTGAGGTCAGCGATGTCCTTGTCGATCACGCTGTACGTTTCGAGGTTCCCGCAAGCATCAACGATCTGTGCGGTCGTTGACTTAGCGTTTGGGACGCCCGTATTCAACAGGCGCCAAGTGGCTTGGGGCAGACCGGTGCGAACGGTAGTCTTGTGACCGGTCGGGAGGTTGCCCTCTACGACCATCATATCATCAAGAATTTCGTTCGTCTGCGAGAGCAGTTCGATGATCCGTGCGATCTTGTAGTTGTCATCGAGTCGCTTCGCCCAGTCCGCGTAGGTTAGCGCAGATGCGCCAATCGTAGCCATGCGTTATCCTTTCGCGAGGTTGGGGAATATGGCTTCGGCCGCAGTGGGCTTTCTGCCGGGTTGCTGTCCATCCGAGCTAGTCGGCCGACCAGCGATATGCTGGCCTTCCGTGAGTTTCGAGGCGAGGGCATAGAACGCTCGGACAAAAGCCGGGTTGTTGCCAGCGCCTGTAAACTCCATCGCGTCTCGGAAGTCTTTCGCCATCTGCGGAGGAAGGCCATCAATGGCCTTGCTAACCGTGGCCTTTACGAGATCAAGCTTACCACCGATTTCGGGGTCGTTCTTAAGCTCGCTAACCCATTTCTCTTGGGTGTCCGCCCAGGCCTTGAACGGAGCTTCAAAAGCTTCCTTCGTCTTAGCAGCGTAAAAGTCTACGAATTTCTGTGCGCCCTCTTGCGTGAGGCCGGTCTCCTTGAAGAGGTCCGTGGCCTCCTTCGCGACCTCCGGGTCGAGGACGTAGCCCTCCGGCACCTTGAAGTCCTCATACTTCTCCGGCGGCCCGGCGAGTTTCTCCTCGGCCTTGGCCTCTTTCGGCGGCTCCTTGCCGGGCTCGTTAAGTAACACCGGGGGCGGCTTCGCTCCTTCAGTTGGGGGCGCAACTGGCTTAACATCAGCGACTGGGGGGGATGGGGTTGCTGGTGTTTCAGTCGAAGGTGTCGCCGTCCCCGGTGTCGGCGTCTGGCTCAGAGGACTTCCGCCGTCGTTCGGCGCTGGCACTGGATCGGGCATTTTCTTCCCTCATCATTTGAACATACTGTTCTGGGCAGAACAGCATTATCTGGTTAAGTAAACGTAGTCCCTGGGAACGCTCGCCTTCAGCGAAAGCAGTTCCGAGGGCGTTAAGAGTGAACGAGGTCGCGAAGATGTGTGACTCTGTGAGACGATCACACATCCACTTGCGGCCACTAGTAGTGCCCATGATAGAGACAACAACGTCCTTATCAACGAGTTCAGAGGCCTTCGCGACCTTGGCGGCGAGCTTAACTTGGCGTCGATCTGAAGCATTGTAGTCACTCACTGCCCTTGTCCTGTCATGGCCTCAAGCGCATTGCCCCCGCCGATCTTCGTCTCGGAAAGGGTCTGTGCGCCCTGCGCGAGTTTCTGAGCATTGTCGATCTGCTGTTGCTGTTGCTGCTGCCTGTCACGATTGGCGCGGATTTGCTGGAGTTCGCCGGGCGACCTAATCATCTTCGGGTCATTGCCCATCAGCGATGAATACTTGTCAAAGGCGTAGTCAATGTCGATATTGTCCATCACAGCGGGATCGACCGACACCAACGAGCCCGCGATCTGCAAGAGCCTTTCGATGCCCTGGGTCTGCGTTGCGCTCTGCGCTGCCTGAAGCATCGAGACGAACTCGATCTGAATTGGCTCACCGTGGATTTCGGGAGGGGCCGGAGGCAAAATGCCAGCGCGGGCCGCAACCGCAAAGACCCGCTCGATCGTGGGTTTGATCCCCTCATCGTAGATGCGCTCGAGGACCGGGCCGAGCATCACGAGGACTTCGCTTCGCCTCATGTCCATCTCGGTTGCGCTGACGTTGGACTTCGGCTCGTACTGCGAGATGTTCTGGAAAAGGTTGTTGAAGAAGGTCTTGCCGATCCGGTCGCGAACCTCGTTCAAGTCCTCCATCATATCCTTCAGCTGAGGCATAACCTGATAGACCGGCTTCATCCCGACGTTGTTCACTCCGGTCACATAGGTCACACCACCGGGGAGGAGGCTCGCGGGTTGGTTCTTCAGCTGGACGTCCGCGATAAGCGGAGGGTTCACCATCTTGTCGATGGCCTGTGCCTTGCGCTTGACCTCCTGCTGGAGTTGCTTGATATCCGGCAGGGCATCCATCGCCGGAGAGCGTCCATACGGATCGTTGGAGACTATATCCCACCGCGGGCAGATCATTGGGGCCTCGTGGTAGCCGCGCTTGAGGAGGAGGAACTCCTGCGCCTGTCCCCACTCCCAATAGATTTCGCGGTACTTGAAATGGGTGGGGATGCCGAGCTTCCTTCCGTCGTTGTTCGGCTCGATAGCGTGAGCGACGATGATCTCCTTCTCAAGGCTCGACCCGCCGGTCTTGAAAAGACTCCGGATGGAGGTCGAACAGTTCTCGATCCCGAATTGATTGACGACCTGACTGACGGTGAGAGTGAACTCCCGATAGAAGGTATCCACCTCGAACTTGTCGTTCTCCCCGAGGAAATACTCGCCCGCGCAGGGATTGCAGCAGTGGATTACGTCGTCGAAGTCCTCATAGATCAGCATGGTGGCGGTCCCAAAGACGACGAGATCGAAGTACAGCACAGCCATCGCGTTGTAAAAGTTGGACTCCCCGAATATGAGGTACATAATCCTTTCACATTCCGATAGCCATAATGAGGTCGGTGAGGTCTGCGTAGAGTCTTGCCTTCCAATCTTTAGCTTGAACCACGGCCTTGTCGGGCTTGTGATGCCGGACATGAGACCGCTTGCGAGATTTCTTGCGGCCATAGTGCCAGTGCTGTCGAGAATGTGCTGGTTGATCGGGCTGCCCCGGCTCATCATGTTTGGAGTGATCAGCCATTTATAGCGCCTCGGTAAGATGAAATCCGCCAGTTCCCGCCAATGCACCCACCACGAGTAACGGTACACCCGGAGGCCTTGAAGTCGGTCATCGACCTGCCGGCGAATAGCAATCTTCTGCGCGGTCAATTCGTTGCCCGGTGAGGCCTCTTCCTTTGGGTCTGGCGAAAGTCCTGCCATGCTATTGCCCTAAGAGGGTCTTTTGCCCTGTGTTCGTGGGGTTGCCGGAACCGAGGATGGTTCCACCGAAGCCGCCCGCTGCCATCGCCCGCTGCCGCTGTTGTGTTCCCGCCGCTCCGGTCTGCGTCGATCCAAACATTGGAGGGTTTGGCGGGGGCGGAGGCGCCGCTGGTGGTGGAGGCATATTGACCGAGGGACTCATTTTGACCTCATCCATAGTCGCGGGCCAAGGCGGCAGAGACGGCGAGCCAGCCATTCTGGGCCGTTGATCCAGCACCAACACTCCGCACGGTCACATAATCTCGCAAGGCGTTTCATGCGGCCAGGTGCTCCTGATCAAACGGGTTATACTCATGCTTGACGAGGGGATCACGATCTGCGCCTTCCCGTCCCGCCATCGCGGAGGGCTGGACAAGGAAGGAAAACGTCAGGGCGAGGGCATCGGCAATGTCGGGCGAGGCCAATCCCCGCCGTTTCATGTCCTCTTTCTTTTCCAGTTGGATTTCGTTCCTCACGTTGAAGCCATACTCGACCCCGATCAGCTGGTCTCGGACTTCGGCTTCTTCTGGGATGCAACCGCCTTTGAGCCACTCCCGCATTGAGCCCCAGATCTCCGCCCTCTTATTTGCGTACGTAGTGCCAGCATCGCCCTGAACGTAGCCCGTTCCATCCGCCTTTGATCCAAACTGAATGTCCCAGACAGGGACCTGGAGTTGCCGAAGCCTGTCCACAACGCCTCCTCCGACACCCCCGCCGTCAACAAAGATCGCATCCGCGCGGAACTGACTGGCAATTTCACTGACCTTTCCTGCAAGAGTCATTGTATCGAGGCCTCGGAAACGCATTGGAGCATGAGTTCTGCCATCTCGACCTTTTCTGATATAGATAACGGACTCATCGTCACCAAAACGTGCCACATCAACCCCGAGCACAAGGGGGTCATGTAAGTGTACAATAACCTCCCGTCGCGCAGCCTCGTCGACGAGTTCCCCTGAAATGAATTGCATGGAGCCGGCGCGAGGGAAAGTACCTCGTACCCGGACGCGGACAAAGTCACTATCGTCGCCATAGTCCCTGATCCACTTCTTGAACTGCTCCTTGTTCGTGATGGAGACCTCGCGCGAGTCAACCTGTTCGTGCCACCATGTCGAGGCGTATCGTCCGAAGCACTCCCGGAACCGCCCGGTATTCCTCGTCGGGTTTCCAAAGACGCACCAAAGGATTTGAGTGTCGGAGTCCGTCATCGCGCCCTCGGCGGTTTCCCAGATGATGTCTGGGATCGCCGATGCTTCATCCATGATGAGCACGACGCGCCGGTTTTTGTTGTGTAAGCCCGCAAAAGCTTCGGTGTTTCGCTCCGACCAAGGCACCATATCAATGCGCCACGTTCGCTCATTACGACTATCCGAACTGAAGAGGGCTGTGGCGGTGAGCTTGAAGAAATCGCGGCCGATGAACAGACGATGCCACTTTCCGAGTTCGGCCCAGGTTTTAGTTTTAAGTTGAGTTTCCGTATTTGCAGTGACAACTCCTCGAGTATGCTCGAATGTTGATATGGCCCAAAGGATGATCCAACTGACTAAGGCGCTCTTGCCGACTCCGTGACCGGAGGCGACAGCGATCTGGATGGCCTCGTTGATGGAGGCCCCATCCTCAAGACGGTCTTTGATTTGAAGGAGGACCCGCTGCTGCCAAGGCTCCGGCCCGCGAAAGTGCTCGAGTTCTGTTTCCTTCTCACCCCAAGGGAAACTGAATAGGACGAAGTGGTAGGGGTCCTTCGTATAAGCGGAGAGTTCGTTTAGAACCTCTTCTGGACTCATGGCGGCACCTTGGCCGGGAGAGACTGGTCAATGGTCTCTCCCGGCCCTGCGGTGGGTGTCGGTGCCGGGAGGCTTGCCTGTACCACCGCGCTCAGCTTCTCAATTCGCTGTCGTCCAGCAGCGACTTGATCAGCGAGGTCAATATGAGCAACGAGGGACGAGGAACGGGACGCAGGGACGAGCCCGGTGCGATCCCCGAACTTGAGCGCGATCTCCGCGGCCTGATCGAGATTGACCGTCTCCGGTGTGTCGATCAAGCGGTCAAGGACAAGGTCCATTGCCTCATCACGGATCGCCACGGCCTTCGCATATCCCGACCTATCCACCTCGTCTTGGATATCCTTGAGGTTCGCGCGGTAGAACTCCGCGAGTTCAGAGAAGGCCGGATCGGAACGCAAGATACTTATCCTGCTCTGACTGTAGCCCGTCAGGGCCGCGACCTCAGCACCACTCAAGCCCTTCGCGATGTAGCGCGCGATTAGATGATGGGAGTCCCGCATCCGCTTGACCGCGACTGGCTTGATCCCGCGCTCCATCTCCAGCAACTCGAGGTCCGCCACGGTCAGAGCCCGAACGATCTCGACCTGAACCGCCTTCGCGGCCCGCCCAGAGGTTCTGGTAAGGTCTAACGCCAAATCGGACACAGCAACCCTCCGTGCGGATATCCTGCGCCTCAGCCATTTCTTTGTCAAGCAGTTTCTGACCCATACCTCTTAAAATCCACCGTTAAGCCAGATGGGACCCTGGCCCAAGAGGCCTTCAGGCCCTGAGCCATACCCTGCGAGTTTCTCACAAAATTTGCGCAGAGGGTCTGGGCCGCGAGGGGGCGGCCGAGTTTTGGCCCCCGCCCCCGCCACGACGAAAATTCCGAGTGGATCGCGTTTGCGAGTCGTTCGCAATGACAACGACTCGCAATACCATGCGGGGACTTGTTGCGAACGGTTCGCAAGTGGCGGGGCCATACCGAGTTCCCCACCATTACCCCACCATTGTCACATTAATTGATAAGTATGGCTCGGATGCTGCATCGTTTCTTACTCAGTTTTTTTTTTTTTTTTTTTTTTAAGAAAAGAAAGAGTGGCCGATATGGCACACACGGCGAATGGTGGCAATGGTGGGGTTATGGTGGGCATACGCCCATACTCACCGGGGCGCGGTCGGTATGGTCCCGGTGCCACGCAATTAGCGTGCCACGGACTCGTGCAAAGCGTTGTGGGCCGATCACGATTAGTTGATCGAGTCCGGTCAAAATAGTTATTGCCAATTACAAAATGCGTGAGTATAAGAATTGCATGGTTCGGGAATGATCCCGGCCAAAAACAACGGAGTCGGAATATGTTGGTTAATATCGGAAAAGGTATTGAGTTGGACGTTAACACGGATCAACTCGGCTTTGATAAACTCGGCCCGGTC